CCTATCCGGGGTCCAGGCCAGGAGCTTAACCCGGGTCCAGGCCAGGAGCCAGGCCGGGGTCTAACCCGGGAGCCAGGCCAGGAGCCAGGAGGCGACCTCCCCCCATTTCCTATCTAGGGTCTAACCCGGGAGCCTGGCCAGGAGCCTGGCGATAGCCTCCCCCTATTTCCTATCGGGGGTCTTAGTTAATTTCCTATCGGGGGTCCTGGCTAGAGCCTAAGCCAGGAGCCAGGCCAGGAGCTATGCCGGGAGCGCATACCAGCTCTGGTCTAAGCGCATAGCTAGGATCTTGGCCTAGAGCCTAGCCTAGAGCTATGCATAGAGCGCAACCTACCTATGCAAACAAATCGTATCTATTTATGTATTTTTTTGTTGCAGGTTAGGATTACATCTGGTACTACTAGTGTATGGACAGGGAACCAATATAGGTTCTAGGATCAGCGAGATCCGCATCTGTCAGTCTAGTAAGCCTAGGCCGAAGGGCAACCTGTCCATAGTTTCAACTTAACTCTTACAGACAGAAAGGATTTTATTATGTCTGATTTTTTTGGCGAAAGCCGTATGACCAAGCAACAGCGCAAGCACATTGCTCATGGTACGTTAACTAGAATTTGTGCAGAGTTTATCGCTAGCGGTAACTTTCACAAACAACTCGAAGAGGCTGATTACATTGCAGCTCTCAAAGAGAATATGTCAACCAAGCTTGGTGGTGCAAAACGCGAAGTAATCTTCAAAGCTTATGACGCAGCCATTGCGAAAGCGAAAGCGGACGCAGAGGCGGCAGCAGAGGCGGCAGCAGAGGCGGCAGCTGAACCCGCTGCCAAAGCAAATTGATCTCTGAGATCTTAAAGAGCAGTGTAAAAGCTGCTCTACTCTTGCTCATCTGGCTAGCCCTATATCTAGGGCTACCAGTGGTATCCACCTTGCTGCTATTTGGCAACCCATTTTAACCGTGAGACCCTCGGCATTCTAAGCCGAGGGCGTTAAGCCTGGCGTAGCCAACCTGATTTGTAACATAAGAAAATAGGTTGAGGTATGACAGATTGTCGCACCTACTTGATTTTTCCCCTTGACATACTATATGCACATTAAGATCCTATCTTAAGTGTTTCTTAGGTTCCTTACTAACTTCTAGCTATAAGAAGTAATTAGACCTAAGTGACTCTTAAGTACGATCTGGACTTGCTCCCCAGAGGTTTGTAGTAGAAAGAAGTAGATGTTTGAACTAACAGGACTGCTATGGTGGCAGTGGTGGATACTTATTATGGTTACACTTAACACAACGATCAACACTATACTGTTTTTTAGCCGTTACAAAAGAAAATAGTGACTTATATGTCACTTTTCTTGGTTTGTAGTTAATTATTTTAGTCTAACCCCTTGAAATCTCCGTATTAAGCACTATATGCGCCTAATAGCCCCTTCTACGGCAATATATCGCACCTCCCCACCCTTTATATGTTGAACGAGCGTTGGATATACGCCAGAAGTGCTTACATCCTTAGAAAGAAGTCGAAATGAACGCTAAACTACGTTATAGTGAGCCTATAGCTAAGTACGTCCGTCAAGCAGTTGCTGATGGCGTACAGATTAAAGATATACTGGCTACTATCAACAAACGCTTTCAAGATGCGCCTAGAAACAACGCTATGCTCTACAAACTCTATGGTGGAGACATAGCTGAGGCTAGAGCTGACATTACTCAGCGTGTTGGTAACGTAGTTATACAGCAAGCCATAGATGGACATTTTCCATCGCAGGAATTATTCCTTCGTTCTAAAGCAGGATGGAGTCCAAAAGAAACCCAACAGCTTGAAGAGGTCGAAGGAGACCCCGACGAGGACGCAAGCGCAATCAACTCTCTAATGAGTCTCCTAGGACATGGTTCGGAATTACAAGAAGAAGACAGCAATACAGGTTCCTGAGGTAAGAGCAGACACTCTAAGGTCTCTCTCACCTGATAAACTAAAGCAAGTCTTAGCCGAACTAGGACCTAAGCAGGTAGAAGAGCTGAAGTACACATGGCCTTTCTGGGCTAGAGACGATCAGCTAGAACCAGAAGGAGATTGGGACTATTGGGTATTCAATGCAGGACGAGGAGCAGGTAAGACCCGATCAGGTGCTGAGTGGGTTAGACACAAGATAAAGCAAGGTTTTAAGCGTATTGCTTGTGTAGCTCCTACTAAAGGTGATATTCGTAGGGTTATGGTAGAAGGGGAGTCAGGTCTCCTTAATGTATGTTGGGAACACGACAAGACCTACCGTGGCGCTAAGATGGGCTACCCAGTATGGAGTCCGACGAATAACACAATCTCGTGGTCTAACGGAGCAAAAGCAGAGTTTTTCTCAGCCGAAGACCCAGAGCGTTTACGTGGACCTCAGTTCCACGCGGCATGGGCAGACGAAGTTGCAGCATGGCGTAACCAACAAGATGTATGGGATATGCTACAGTTTACTCTTCGTCTTGGTAAACATCCTCAAGTGATGATTACTACCACACCCAAACCGACAAAACTGATGAGACACCTACTCAAGAGCGATAGAAGTTATATCACACATGGATCTACCTTCGATAACGCTCAGAATCTAGCTACACCCTTCTTAGAGGGTATCAGGAAAGAATACGAAGGAACTCGACTAGGCCGACAGGAATTATACGCAGAAATGCTTGAGGAGGCTGATGGCGCTCTCTGGTCTACCCAGATGCTTGATGCCTGTGAAGTTGACCCCAAAGATGTTCCTCAACTCAATAGGATTGTAGTTTCCTTAGACCCTGCCATTACTTCTAACGCAGAAAGTGATATGACAGGGTTGGTAGTTGCAGGAATAGATGTAAATGGAATTGGCTATGTCTTGGAAGATGCAACAAATCGTTACTCACCTGCGGAATGGGCTGCAAAAGCTATTTCCCTCTACCATAAGTACAAAGCTGATCGCATTGTGGCAGAGCGTAACCAAGGTGGTGAAATGGTTCGTAGGACTCTTGAAGCGGAAGATGAAACAGTGCCTATCCGTTTGGTCCATGCTTCGAGGGGTAAAATGGCGAGAGCTGAACCTATCTCTGCGTTATATGAGAAAGAAAAAGTAAAACACGTAAGAGGCTTAGACGAACTCGAAACACAGATGAGGACTTGGGAACCTTTAGGCTCAATAGGCTCTCCTGATAGACTCGATGCGTGTGTCTGGGCATTAACCGACCTTATGCTAAATGGCGTATCCACCCCCAATGTTCGTCTAGCCTACGCCAGTGCTAAAGGTCTTGAGTCAGAGATATACCTAGGCTAATCAATGAAGAAGTTAACGGAAGAATTAGGAAAGGTGGAATTAGGGCAAGGTGGCTCTAACACTAAAGATGGCACAATACGTGCCGATGAATTCCTACCTGATCTTAAGGGAAAGCGAGCTATTCGCAAGTACCGTGAAATGCGTGATAACGACAGCACTATTGGCGCTATCATGTATGCTACAGAACAAGTCTTACGCGATGTTGACTACTATGTAGAACCCGCAAATGATACGGATGAAGCTAAGAAGGAGGCAGACTTCGTTAAGAGTATTCTAGAGGATATGGAACATTCCCTAGATGACCACATCTCTGAAGCGTTGTCTCATTTGACTTTTGGATTCTCAATCTTTGAGGTTGTCTACAAGCGGAGACGTGGACCAGACTTCCGTGCAGGAAAGAAATACTCTAAGTATACCGATGGTCGTATCGGAGTACGCAAGCTTGCATCTCGCGCACAATGGACGATTGAGCGGTTTGATGTGGATAAGACAACAGGAGATGTCCTGGGTGTCCGCCAGGAGCAAAACTACGGAATTAAGTCTATTTACATCCCGGCTAACAAGGTACTACACTACAAGACGACGAACACGAACAACGACCCATCAGGACGTTCTATCCTGCGTAATGCATACTCTTCTTACCAATATCTTAAGAATCTACAAAACATAGAAGCAGTGGCAGTTGAACGTGAGTTACATGGTGTACCTGTTGGTAGGATCGCTGCAGAATACCTAAGTCCCGACGCTACATCCGACCAAGCTTCTGTCCGAGCACAAATGGAGAAGATATTACGTGACCTTAAGTTTAACGAGCAGGGCTACGCTTTACTTCCTTCTGATGTTTATAGGGATGCCGACGGTAAGCCTACTAATCAGCGCATTGTTGATATCGAGCTTATTGCCTCTAACGGAACTAGGAATGTAGATATACACCCTATTGTGCAAAGATACCAACATGACATAGCTAGAAGTGTCATGGCAGAGTTTCTTATGCTAGGTGCAGGACAAAACGGTTCCTATGCTCTAAGTAAGTCTAAAACTGATTTATTCTTACGATCTATGGAGTCATACATAAATTCTATCTTTGATGTGCTTAATAAGCAACTGGTAGAACCTCTTTGGCATATGAATGGTCTAAACTTTGATCTAATGCCTAAGATATGTGCAGGAGACGTTGCTCCACATGACCTAAGAGAGCTAGGTGCTTACCTACGTAACCTAAATGGTGCAAACATAGATTTAAGCGACCAAGAAGACATAGTTAACGCTCTGTTGGCTAACGCAGAGCTTCCACCAAAGAA